AGAGTAGAATCAACTGGCAATGCTAATATGATATTTGTTGATGCGGCAAATAATAAAGTAGGTATTGGTACAAATAGTCCGGCAGAGATGTTGCACGTTGCAAGTGATGCAAAATTTGATGGAAATATTAAAATTGCTACTAGCGGAAAAGGAATTGACTTTTCAGCGACTTCAGATGGAACTACAATGTCAAGCGAACTCCTTGATGACTATGAAGAAGGATTACACACTACTGCAATTACTGGGACAGATAGTGGAAGTTGGGTATTGGATGCAGCTAATCAAAAACTTGTATATACAAAAATCGGCAGAATGGTTACTGTGTCGGGTAAATTTGAAACTGATAGTGGAAGTGGTGCGGGTACTTTAAAAATAAGTATGCCTTTTACTTGTGCAGATTTAGATGATAGTGCTGAATTGTCTGTTGGTTCAATTACTTTTAATAGATATGGCTCTACTTCAATAGCTACACAAATAACTCCGATTATTACGAGTGGTAATAATTTTATAACTATACAAGTTCATAATACAGGTAATGCTGACGAATCATATTTACAAGCTGATAATGTAGATGGTACTTTTGAAGGTCAAATTTGCATATCATATATAGCAGCATAATTTAAGTCTAATTGGATAATTAGAATGGAACAAATAAAACAAACAGGAGTAAAAAATGGCTTTAGAAAAAGTAATAACATACGATTACGAAGTAAGAACTGAATACAAACATATTCAAGAACGGGAAAAAATTGCGATTGTAGAAGATGGTAATGCGTTATCTTATTCATATAAACGCAGAGTTTTAACACCAGATATGGATGTATCTTCAGAGAGTGATGAAATAAAAGGAATGGCAGACACGCTTTGGACAGATGCAGTTAAAGAAGCTTGGGCGGATAAATTAGAAGCAGATTCAGAATAAAAACAAAGGGAGGCGTTATGCCACAAAAACGACTAGAACAGCTAAAAGCGGAAAGTGAACAATTGAATATGAGAATTGCAGAAGTCAATTTTTTAATTCAAGGTTACGAGGCCGCAGCTAAAAAAGAAGAAGAAAAAAAAGAAGACAAGAAAGAATCTAAAAAGTGAATAAACCACAAATCGATGAATATCGTTTAGACCTTGTAGATAGATTGGCACGTATTGAATCAACGATGCAGTCAATCCATAAAGAAGCCAGAGACACTAAGCTATCAGTACAAATGCAGAATGGACGAGTAAGAAAGCTAGAAGGTGGAATGGCAACAATACAAGGGATAGGATCGGTATTAAGTGTCGTATTTGGTGGTTTTATTGCATACCTATTTAGGAGGTAATATGAGTGATTGGTTTAGTTGGTCAAACTTGTTTTATTTAGCCGGTATTATGGTTGCTAGTGGAGCGACTTTTATGGGTTTAAGATACAAGAAGTTGATTGATGAAATAAAAGAAGTCTTTAAGGCTTTGCAAGAAGCTTACGAAGATGATGGAAAACTTGACAACGAAGAACGGAAGCAGATAATGAAGGAAGTTCTCGATGTATTGAGTTCACTCTTAAAGATTGCTTGGAAGTGATCAGTCCAACACAAATGAAGTCGCTTATTCAGTCCACTTGTGAAGGGATGGGCGACAAATTTGCAACAGAAGCTGCAATTACTTTAATCCACGAAACGGGTTTAGTTGAATCCAAGTATAAGTATTTGCGACAGTTAGGCGATGGACCGGCAAGAAGTTTCTGGCAGATAGAACCGTTATCGGCAGTTGATAATCTTCAGCATTACTTAAAGCATCGCAAGTCGTTAATGGGCGAATGTGCTATAGTAAGTCTAGTCGATTTAAAGCATTGGCAAAACAACGATGAAAGATTGTGGGCGGATATACTTGAAAAAAATATATCAGCAGCGATTGTGCATTGTCGTTTAAAGTATTGGCGAGTTCCAATGAAGATGCCAAACACATTAGAAGGACGTGCTAAATATTGGAAGAAGTATTATAACACCGAACAAGGCAAAGGCACAGAAGAAAAGTACATAGACACAGTAAAAGAATACTTATGACACTAGGCGATTCTATCCACGTTATAAAAGAAAAAGCTAAAGACATAGACCTTAATACGCTTTGCAAGAATCCAGAAATTTACTTTAATGATCTAATTGCCTTGATTAATATTATAAACGAAATGGAAGAACCAACACCAATTAATTTTAAAGATTTAAAGAATAGGACACATTTAGCGTGAGTACATACGAAGCAACTTATTGTGACACAAACACAGACTTACAATACATAGAACCAAATATTAATAATTATAACTTAAGAAGGGTTATACCTAGCGATTGGACTTCCTCCGGTACAACTGACTTATATTATCTTTATTCTTCGGGCTATGTAACGCAACTATTTAATAACGGTGAAGAAATGACTTCGGTTACAGATACACCAAATGCAAACAAAGAATTTAATTACAATACAAGCACGGGACTATTAAGCTTCTTCTTAGAAGATTCATCTTCATCGCTTTTAAATAGTGCGGTTATAGAAGCGGGACGTGATTGGTTTGACACTAAAACTGAAGCAGTCCGTAAAGCAAGTGACTTTGTACGTAATGTATTACCTGTGCCAATATACCCACGAAAAGGTGTTGGGGTAGCTTCTGCCACGGGTAATAATTACCCAGAAATAGTCGTAAGAAGTACAGCAATAATTGCTTGTGCTGATTTGATTAGACCTTTTGACAAAGACAAAGGCGATGAATTAATGGCTATGGCTATGAATCCAGAAGGCACAGGCTATCTTGATATGATTCGTAAAGGTGAAATTGCTTTATCGCAAGACGAAGGCTTGGCTAAAAATTCCGGTATAATTAGAGAAGTATCAATCAATGCAAATACAACGGGATCAATCATTGATGTACGTGGCAGACCAACAGCCGTATGGGATGTAATAAAAATTATTATTAGTACAGCCGGGACATTTACAAGTGGCTCTGCTTCTGGTGTTAAATATGATACTTTTATTTCAGATGACACAAGTTTAAAAATAGACAAGTCAAGCGATGCGGAAGTTATCGATGGCAACTTTCAAGATGTAGGACACGGAATGCAAGTAAGATTTTCACCGGGTGTTTATACAGCAAATGATGAATGGGAAATGGAAGTATCTGGCGAGTTAGATTCACGAACTTTAGCAGTCAAACACGCAAACGCTGAAAGAATTTAATGGCTACTACTTTACAATCTTCATTATGGGCAGAAAATCACAAGCTTTGGTCTGCTGAATCAAACGATTGGAACTTTGGCTCAAGTGATACTGACAGCTATGCTAATGTAGTTTATGAAAACGTAATAGAATCATTGCAAGATTTAATAAGAAAAGAATTTAAAATTCCAGTAATTGACGAGCATCGTGGAAATCAATCTATTACTATTGATTTACAAGGAGATACATTAATTCAAATGCTTTCTTCTGGTCAATCTAGGGATTACGAAGTTGATATTGTATATACTTTAATGCGTGGCGGTGGTTTTAAAAATGTTAAAACACAATTAACAAGCACGGCAGAGCATTTAAAAAGATTAATACATAATAATACAAGCTATTCGCCTTCTGGTGTTTATAAATATCACGATGGCAGAATTGAAGAAGTTAATTACGAACAAGACGAAGATGATTTGGATATGTGGAGAGCAAATTTGTCTTTCAATTGTACAGTAACAGAAATTTTTACATAAAAATGATGGTACATCATAAAAATAAAAGGAACAAATAAAAATGGCAAGTTTAGACAAATCAGTCTATTCCGGTAAGCAATTTGAATCGTATATATCTTTGCAGTTAGATGCACTAGGTGTTAATGATGTATCGGGTACGCTGTATAAATTAAGAACACCGACCGTGAATGATATTGATTATTCAGCCGGTTCAACTTTTTCGGATGCAATCCGCTCTGGGCAAAGAGTCCAAAGACCAGATGATCATATTGCTGTATTTAAAGGCGGAACTTTTACGTGGTCATTTAGTGATTACGTAGTAGAAAACGAAGCGGTATTACAACTTTTATTGCAATTAGTAACTGAAGATGCAAGTCCGGCTGTTACTGCTGCAATTACAGGAAATCAAGCAACAGTTGAATACACCGAAGGGGCTACAACAGGACAGTATGCTTGTGTTGTTATATCTTCACCAGATGTAGATCAAGACAGATTAATGTTTTCTTCGATTCTTCAAGATTTAACCTTAAGTATGAATCCAACTGCAAACGGTGGACGACTTACTGCTTCTGGTACGTTTTTTAGTGGCTACCAACCGGTAATCGGAACAGAAGGAACTGCACCAAATGCAACGGCAGCAGATTACGAAGAAGGGTTTTTTGATTGCACAACTACGACTATTGGCGGCGATAATGTTGTGTTGAGTAATTTTGATGTTACAATATCTAATCCGGCAACAAGAGTGGGATATGAAACAGTTAATTCAATTGAAGCTGAACCTTCAGCTTATATGCGGGGCGGAATGATTGAAGTCACCGGTAATGTATCAGCCTTATTAGATAACAATGTTACAGATACAATTGATGATTTTAGAGATGGCACATCTGTTGCAATTGTTGTTGGCGATGGCTCGGCTATTAACTTTAATATTCCGACAGCTAAATACACGGGTTATTCTCATACTGATACTGATAGTGGAGTGTTTATTGATTTGCCGTTTAAAGCAACAGCAGACGGCTCAAACGCTCTAATTACAATAATAGCAACTTAATAAATCGGGAGGCATTATGATTATTAAGATAAATGAAAAAGAGTGGGACGTAATTGATTGTACATACGCACAAAGACGTGAGTTGCATAAGTTAAATGCAAAAGTCTGGTGGGATGGCAAAATGGATGTAGAAGCGTATTACGATGTTTTACAGAAAGTTGGCGATATTGCGGGACTTGGTGAAAATGACTTTAAAGCGATGGGAATGGCACAAGTAGATGAAGTTTTACAAGCAATATTTTTAGAATACTTAGGGATTGAACCGGCAAAAAAAGATTCCGGGGGTTGAGCCTAGCGGTTTGGTGTTGGCACTTTGGGACACCAGAACCACGTGATATATATAGAAGCCTCCCCTATACTGTGGCGAAACTCCCGGTAACTTATGAACACAAACCGGTTAGAATGCAAACGATTGAAGATGTGTGGGCAATAATAGATGAAGTATGTAAAGCAAGTAAAGATTTTACTGATGGGCAGATGCTTTTTTATACTGTGCCGTTCTTTGCAGACTGTAATCTATTGATTGAAAAGTGGATGGTAGATATGATTAACGAATACAGCTACACAACGAAGTTCAATATCACTCTTGGCGAACTTGATAATATTTCTGCTCACCGGCTTGACTGTTTCTCAATTATAGATAAAGAAGTAAACTCTTGTATGCAAGAAAAGGCAAAGAAAGATAATGGCTGATAAAAATTTAAACATTAAAGTTAGAGCTAAAGGAACGAAAAAAGCTAAAAAAGAACTTAAAGGTGTTGAAAAAGGAATGGTGGGATTAGGTAAAGCAGCGGGTATGGTCGGGGCTGCTTTTTTTGCTGCAAAAGGTTTAATAAGTGGTTTAGGGGCTGCTATTGAATTATCTGGGAAACAAGAACTTGCAGAGAAAAAACTTGCAACAGCATTAGGTAAAACTTCAAAAGCATTATTATTACAAGCTTCAGCATTGCAACAAGTGTCGATGTTTGGCGATGAAGATATAATTATGATGCAATCTATGTTAGCATCATTTGTTAAAGGCGAAGATGAAATAAAACTTTTAACAAAAGCCACTTTAGATTTAGCTGCGGGTATGGGTTTAGACTTAAAAAGTGCGGGAGATTTAGTTGCTAAAACAATTGGTAGTTCTACAAACGCAATGAGTCGATATGGGATTGAAGTTAAAGGGGCAGTTGGATCAACAGAACGCTTAGAAACATTAACAAATAATGTCGCTACTCTTTTTGGCGGTCAAGCATTAGCACAGTCGCAAACAATGACGGGAAGCATTGAACAGATGAAAAACGCTGTTGGTGATGCTGCTGAAGCGTTAGGCGACTTATTATCTCCAGTAGTGATTACTATTGCTAAAAGTATAAAATTTGCAGCAGAAGCAGTTGAAGGGCTTACAGATAAATTTCGTCTTTTTGGTTCTCAAGTGGAAATTGTTAAAGTTATGACTGATTCTCAAGCAGCAGTCGAAGAATTTAAAAAAACCGTTCAAGAAATGAGTCTTAAAGAATTGGAAGAATTAGGTGAAACTTTATCGACAAAACTACCTCAAGGAATGAGCGTTATTTCTTCACAAGCTCCAGATTTACAATTAGTGTCAGAAAAACTAGGAATTATAGCAGAACAATATAAGAAAACTAGTGAAGTTCAGCTTCATACTGTAGATATAATAAGAAACAAAGAATTACCGGCTTTAGAATTGCAAGAAGTAATATATAAAGAAATAAATAGTTCAAGTAAAAAAGCTGCTGAATTTGCAGCACAAACGGCTTCTTCAATGCTTACTTCAGCAGTAATGGGTGACAATGTAGCTGATGGATTAAAACGAGCAGTAATTCAATTAATGGTTATGGTAGCACAAGCCAAACTATACGATTTCTTTATGACACAAGCCTCTGGGGGACTTAATAAAGTTGGAGCGGGTATTGTTAGTTTTCTTTTTGGTGCATCACCAACACAATCTGCGGGGAGTGCTTCAGCAGCTTCAAATCAAAAGATTACAATAAATCAAAGTTTTGGCGGAATGGGTGTAATAGATCATAACTTTGCAGCAAACAGTATTATACCGGCTATCAATAAAGCGATAAGCACGGGACAAGCGAGGATAAATTAATTGCTAACCTTTGATACAGCTTTAACAAGTGCTTTAGCCAATTCCAATACTACCGCATTTTATGTTCTTAAATTGTATTATAATGATGAATCTGCTTTTATTGGTGTAAGTGATAGACATAGACAAGACGGCACAGATATATATTATGGCATTGTTGCAAGTTTTGGAAACTATACGCAATCATTAGACTTCTTTAATTTTACAACATCAACAGGCAATATGAGTGTTACGCTTATAAATACTGCGAAATCTATTAAAGGCGGTAGATTTTCAGATTTACTTGCTGCTAATAATTTTGCGAATCGTAAGTGGGAATTATTTTTGAATGCCAACAACACAACTACATTAGACACGGCTGCAAGAATGATTGCTTCTGGTGTTATCTCTGGTGAAATATCTTATGATGAAAACAATACAACGCTTACATTATTAGATAATTCTTCAAAGTATCATAAAAGAATACCGTCAAATACAGTTGATTCTTCTACCTATACAAATGCACCAACTAAAAACATTGGGAAACCTATCCCGATTGCGTACGGAGACTTTTATGAAAAAGGAGATGTTGGAACAATTCCGACTTCGCATTTTGATAAATATTATAATTTTTATAAAAGTGCTTTCCCGGCTATTGTCACGGATGCTTGGGACGTACAAGAAGCGGGAACACTTGCAAAAGCTGATACACAAGCAGTTAATACAATGGATGCTGAAAATGTTTATTTTTATAAAGACGGATTTTATCCAACGCTTACGGGGACTAACGTAATTACTGCAAATCCAATATTAGAATACAAAGGAAGTACCGCTTCTCTTTATCTTCCTATTAGCACATCAAACCTTGCAGCGGCTTCGGGAAGTGGCAACAGTTCAGTATCTGATCAAGAAAGAATTAGCGATGGGGATTTTTCAGATGTTGCAACTTGGGTTGCAAATGGAGCTACTACAGGCAATTCTACTGCAACAATGACTTATGCTCTGCCGAAAGTAAATAAATTAGGCACATTCACAGGATTGTTGGCTTTAGTCCAATGGGGAACGGTTACCGATTTAGATGATGAAAATAATGAATCTTTTAGATTTACGGTAGGTTCGGCAAATATTGATATGGATAATATCACCTCAGATTCCGAAACTACTGAAAATATTGCTTCACTTTATAGTGGTAAAACAGCAACTTGGGATTTTGAAGGCGATTTAAAATTTACTTTAATATCAACAGATGCAAATGAATCTGCACAAATATATCAATCTGCTGCAATTGTTAATTTTACAATTGAAGGGATTGATTCACACAGCATTGAAGAAGAATACGAGCAGTTAGTGCCTAGACACTTAGGATTAAATAAAGATAAAGTCTATAGTGGTGGCGAAGCTTATGTCACACAATACAGAACAAAAACCAACTTGACACCTTCAGAAATTGATTATGTATATTATTCTGGCAAGGGTAGGCAATACGGAGCATACATTGATGCAGATTCAAGGAATCAAGGATATAACGCAAATGCTTTGATTGAAAACCCTATATTTATTATAGAAAGTATTTTACGATCTGAATTAGGTCCTATATATACCGGCTCTGGAACAAGCACAACTTCAAATAAATTAGTTGATTCAAACGCTGCTTTTTTAACTTCAGTTGTAGGACAAACTTTATACAACATCAAAGACAAAACGACTGCAATGGTTACTGCTAGAGACAGCGGAACAACTTTAAGTATTAGTGCGAACATTATGGCAAGTGGAGAAGGCTATGTTATTGGTGGACTAACTTCAGATGAAATTGATCACGCTACTTTTGACACTTCTGGAAATACAACCAATGGATTTTTAAAAGATATATATGAAGATGCTATTGCAGATATTAAGTTTGCATTTTCTCAATATAAATTTATTGATTCAAAAGATATGCTTGAAAGACTTGGGAGACTGTGTTTTTCATACGTATTTATTGGTGGAGATGGTAAATTTAAAATAAAAACATTAAGAAGAACTGACGACTATTCAGCTTCTGATCAAACAATTGATTATAATGATATGACATTAAATAAAATTGGTAAAACACCTTTAGCTTCTGTGAAAAATTCTGTATTAGTTAATTACAATCATAGTTACGGAGCAAATCAAAACAAATCTGAAGCAACGGCAACTGATTCAACTTCACAAGGCACGACAGTAAACGGTTTTAATCAAACAATGCAATACGAATTAGATGCCAATGAAATACTTGATTCAACGACAGCAACTAAATTAGCTGAAGCATACATTCATATTATGAAAGGCAGAAAAGATATAGTTGAATTTAATTGTGTACGACCTAAATACAATCACCTTGAAATTGGTGATATAATAGATTTTAGTAATTGGAATAGTAATTTAGAATTATACGGTGCTGCAATGTCTGGATATTTTATTATATCAGATATTAGTAAATCAATAACAGGCTGTTCAATCAAAGCAATAAAGGTTTCTTAAATGGCAAATATGAACATAGGAACACCACGATTTTATGTGGATGAAATAAGTTATTTATTATCAAGAGGTGTGGCAGCAACTGAGTTTGCAGTAACAGACACTAATGCCGGGAATGGATATATGGGGACATTTACAACAGGGTCAGCAGCGGAGTTGTTCGATTTAAGACCTTTAAACAAAGTAACTTTTGATACAAGTGCTGATCCAGATGGTCACGTTGTTATTACAATAGATACACAAAGTACCGCAAATAAAAAATCTTTTATTGCAATTTTAAATCACAATATGCAAACTGCTGATGCAAAAGTATTGGTTAAAGGAAGTAATACATTAGCTCACGTACAAGCAGTCAATATGGGAAGTGCAACAGCAATGGATACACCCGTTGAAGTAACTAATGCAGATGCAATAAGTTCAAGTATTATTACACCGGGAGAAGACGGCAGTACAATTGTTAGGTTTGCAGAACAAGCATTTCAATTTTGGGGAATACAATTTGAAGGAAATTCTTCAAATACTTTCGGATCAACTGATTTATTTGTCGGTTCAATTATGCTTGGTGAATACTTTGATATGCCACACGCTCCAGACCTTGATATTACAAGAATGATTTCATACAATAGATTAAATGACTTGCAAGAATCACACGGAGGGCAGCGATTTAGCAATTTAAAAACAATAGGAAGAACAGCAACTTCAACGTCTAAATCACCCTTTACAAATTCTTCTAATCAATATTCTATGTATGGTGGGCGAATTATTTACGATATGAAGTATAGTTTTTTAAGCAATACGCAATTAATGCCAGACCAGTACGATGCTATTGCTGTTGATGACAACTTTATTTCTGACGTATGGAATAAAACAAATGGCAATCACTTGCCGTTTATTTTTTCGATTGACAAAGCCTCAGAAGGTGACAATGCGGAATCAGAGCATATATTTGGTCGATTTGCAAATAATTCTTTAGATATGACACAAGTTGCACCAGAAATTTATAATGTATCTTTAACAGTAGAGGAAGAATTTTGATAAAATATTTACCATTACTATTTTTAATGTCTTGCGTTCCAAATACTATGCATAATCATATACTAGACAATAAAAAAATTACTCATATTTATTTATCAGATGACATACATAGCGGGAGTAAGCATTGGTGCGTTAGACACGGAATGATGGAAAAAATAGAAATTAAAAAACCGAATATAATATATAGTGGAAAAAATTAATGGCTAAGGAAATAAGCGAAGAAAAAATATTAGGGTCAAAATTTACTTTGTCTCTACAGACTATGATTGCCGGTGGTACAGGTCTTGCTAGTCTAATTGGAATGTGGTATGCTCTTCAAGCCGACATTCAAGAAGCTAAAGAATTGCCAACTTTAGAGTCTTTATATGAAAGTGAATACCCAAGTAAGCCACAAGGCTACAATCACCCGGCATCTTATGAACAATACAAATCCCAAGTAGGAGCATTACAAGAAGATGTTGATGATTTATTCGAATTAACTGATGAATTAAAAGAAGAGCTATCTGATTTAAGCAGACAAGTGCTTGATTTAAGGATTAAAATAAAATGAGATTATTACTTTTAATATCTTTAATGTTTGGTCAGCAACAAGTAACTGATGCAAATCACTATGGAGCTATTTATGAAGGATTATGGTTAGTTCGATATACGGCTGAATGGTCACAAGATTCTAAACAAAATTTTTATCAAGGCAAGTTTATTTTGCAAGGAGACACGGCACATATGGGAACGCAAATGATGATAATATCTTCAAAAAATGTTCCTCAGACTATCCGAAAGCTAAGACTAAGAAATTTTCCAAGCGTAGTTTTGTTCAAAGATGGTAAAAAAGTAAAAGTATGGAAAGCAAATTTTGATGGCAATCTTGATTTGAGTACAGAAGAAGTTGCACGAGCAATAAATAAAATAGTGAATAAAAAATAATGACTGATAAAAAGTTTTTTAGAATATTACATTTAAGTTGGTGGTCGGTTGTTGGGTTTGCTTTAATTATAATTTTATTGTTACAAGTTGCTTGTGAAGATGATATTTTTATTGGTGGCTATAATAAAGACTTAGAAGAAATCCATTATCAAATGTTTGAAGTCGATTCACTCCTTAGAACGATTAATATGGAACTAGACAGCCTTGCTAAAAGGACAAACATTAAATGAGTCCAATGCTTAAAGTTTACGCTGAATATGGAACAATTGGTCTAGTCTGTGCTTTGTTTGCTTATATGATTATGAACTTAATTAAAAGCCAAAATCTACAGAATCAAGACTTAGATCAGATACGTCAAGCCATTGCAAAAATTGAAGGAAATGTACGTTCGACTTTTGATATTACTATAAAATTAATAGATAGATTAAATAGATCAGACGAAACAACCAGAAATTATCGTAATGACATTATAAAAGAATTAAACAACACAACAGATGGAATATCATATTTAAAAGGACGTGCGAACGGCAAAAGCTAACCACACACCCAGACATACTTCCAAAAGCTCTATATTCAAGCGATGTGGAGCTTTTTTGCTTTATTAGTATAAACAGACACCTAAACTTTTAACGGCTTTCTCGTCTAATATAATTTATTTTATTATTTACTTGCGTCAATACTACAATGTAGCATACATTAATTACGTAATGAGAAACAATAAATAACAAATAGGTGATGAAATGAAACATAAAATAAAAAAACAGTTTGTATTGTGTTTTTTAACGGAATCCAATGTAATGGTTGATGCCCGAAATTCCGCACACGGAATAGATATTTCAACAAGAGAAACATTTACGATGGAGACTTTTGGAACTTTTAATTCAAGATTTGAAGCATTAAAAGAACTTGAAAGCAAAAAGATGGGAAATGATCAGAAGTTTACTATTCTTGAAACATTGCAAATTGTTAGGGAGAACAAATAATGAAGTCTTATACAGTAGAAGTTATTGAATTACACGAAGTTGCAAAAACATATTATATAGATGCTCCCAACAAAATAGAAGCAAAAAAACTTGCGAGAGGATCAGAATGGGACGATGCTTCCGCTGATGAAGATTTAGGCTCTATTAATAAAGTAATTATATTATCAACAGAGGAGTACAAATAATGAGCATACAAAAGATTAGACATAAGCTTGGCTTAAATACTGTCAAGTTTGGCAATAAACTTGGTGTATCTGGACGTACTGTTGAATCTTGGGAGCAAGGTTTGCGTAATCCTTCAAAAGCCGTTTTACTGCTAATTAAAAAAGTGTTTGGAATTAAGGTAATTAATTAGTTACTATTTGCAATGCTTAAACCGATTCAATCTAATAATTTACCGAGGCATTCACACAACAGATTTCTGTCTGTGGTCGGTTTAAGCTCTGATTTTGCCTCGGAAATATTTCACAAAAGTTTACAAATTGGATAACGTCACATACGTTGCGAGTATAGAATGCGACACACCTTACGGTAATAAAGGTCGTATTGTTTTAGGCGATACTATTGACGAACTTATTCATAAGATCATAAAAAATGGCGACAGTTGGGCTTTAAACCACGCTCACAGATGTACGTTGCCAATGAAACTAAACAAAAGAACAAATCAATACGATTATAAATCAGTAGATAGTATTACAGATATTGTTGAATCTACTATTAAAATTGTAAAACTAAACAGGGAGGAAAAAAAATGCCTGTAAAAAATAAAAGTTTATTTCAAAAACTAAACGAAATAAATGTATCTGCATTTGCTGAAAAAAAAGGAAAGTTTACATATTTATCTTGGGCTTGGGCTGTAACTGAATTGAAAAAAGTTGCACCCGATGCCTATTGGATAGTACACGAATGGGGTACAGAAGGAAACAAACAACCATATCAGAAAACGGAAGCTGGTTGCTTTGTCAAAGTGACTGTTATTGCTGAAGAAATTGAAATGACACAAGTTCACCCAGTTCTAGACAATAGAAACAATACTGTAAAAAACCCAAACGCTTTTGAAATTAATACATCAATAATGAGATGTTTGACTAAAGCAATTAGTCTACACGGCTTAGGATTATATATATATGCCGGTGAAGATTTGCCAAACGGAGAATTGGAAAAACCAAAGCTATTGACTGAAGGTCAGATGAGAATAATTACTGATTTGCAAAAAGACGATAAAATTGATAGCGACACATATAATGGTGTTAGTGATATGCTGACTGCACCAGAAGATTACACTTACAAACAGGGCGAAGCTGCAATTATGAAATTGCACGGAATGATTGACATTGGATTGGAGAACTGACCAATGGTACGTATTAATAAAATCTCTAGCAAAAGCACAAAGATTAATGGGTTGGAAGAAGACATTGGACGTGAAACAGAGACTTTTCGGGAGTCGTCCGAAGCTAAATCATTTATCGGTTCAACAACTGAACCAACTCTTGCTCGTCTTGCGAAAAGAATGGAACGACAAGCAAAAGCCTTAAAAGTAAATTCTGAAAAAATACTTCATACTTTATCTAAAATAGAGTATAATGCTAAAGCCTTAAATAAAGAAATTGATAAATTAAGGGATTTATAAATGGATTCCACAAGTCAAAAAACTAAGCCAACGACTTACAGAACATTTTATTTTTATCCACCAGACGACAGGGAGCCAATGGTCTTAATATTGTCACAATCACAAGCACGTGATCCAGAAGGCGAGTTCCAAAAAACATATCAACACTATGAATCTAAAAATTGGACCGTACAAGAACATAAAAAGAAAGAGGCAAAATATGAACTATCCCAGATACACCCGCAAACAGGAGAACCAATTGGATAAAATAATGATTAATTTTAGTAAATTATTTTGTTGGTATATGTTATTTCAGATTGCAAGAGGAATAATACAACACGGATTTATAATTGGCTAAAAGATTTACAGACTCAGATAAATGGAAAAAACGTTGGTTCAGGCAATCAACTAAAGATATGAAACTATTCTGGTTGTACTTACTTGATAACTGCAATCACGCTGGAATATATGAAGTAGACATTGAAACAGCTTCACACTTTATCGGATCAAAAATAAAAGAATCAGATATATTAAAAAACTTTAAATCTAAAATTATTCCAATCGATGAAGATAAATGGTTTATACCTAAATTTATTGAATTTCAATATGGTATATTAAACGAAAATGTTAATGCACATAAATCAGTAATTAAAATATTAGAAAAATATAAATTAGACAAACCAATTGAACAGTTGCCCAACAGTTGCCCAACTGACCTATATATGGATAAAGATAAAGATAAAGATAAGAACAAAGACAAAGACAATAAGAAAAAAGGCAAAAAAGAGCAACTAGAAGAAATTAAAGCGAACTTTGGTAAATATTCTAAAGACTATCCGCATTTGAATATTGAATGGTACTTTGAATCGTTTGTTGATTATTTAGATTCTAAAGATAAGCGTTATTCAAATTATTCATCTGCTTTTAAAAATTGCTGCCGTCAAGAATGGTATAAAGATCGTCCGGGTTCAACTAAAATAAGTAAATCAAGCTCAAGTAAAATAATTCTAGCTTGTCCTTCTGGACACCATAAACGGGAAAGTCAAAAAGGTATAAGAGCGGTATGCCCGGAATGTAGAGAGCAATTATTACCACTAGAGCAGATTCAATTAAATAGAGCTACAGCGTGAACATATTAGAATTTATTTCAGAAGGTAAAGAAGTTTATTCGGAAGGACTTAAAAGAAGAGAGTCTGTAGATACTGCTATTTATATTTGTAAAAAATGTAAAATAGCTTGGCAGAACGCTTATTCATCAACGCACGGTTCTGTAGATTATTATGAAGATTTTCCTACAATTGGCAAAGAAAGAAAAAATTGTCCAAAGTGCGAATGACAAAAGAAAAATTAAATGAATTAGATTTAGATTGGATTAATTCAATTATTAATAAATTGCCAGAGCCAGAAATTAAAAAGCGTAAAATAAAATATATAAAAGCAATGGAAGATTATGCCCAAAAAACCAAGTCGAAAAACATTAGTAAGAAATCTTGATAAATATGTATCGTTATACATTAGAGCAAGAGACAAGTGGTGCGTACAATGCGGAACTTCCGACAATCTCACGAATGGTCATATCTTCACACGGAAAAACTATTCAACACGGTTTGACATATCGGATGACGGGAATTGTCATTGCCAATGTTGGCCGTGCAACTATAAACACGGCTTCGACCAATGGGAATACTTTAAATGGTATATTGACAAGTTCGGACAAGAAAAATTTGACGAATTACGAAGGCGGCATAAGACTGTGCAAAAATATAAAAATTATGAATTACAAGAATTACTAGAAAAAATACGTGCTTTATTATAACACAAACAAGCTAAAGCTTTTTGCATATTAAAATGGAATATTTAAAAAAATACTATCTTCCTAAAGATTATATGGGGGAAGAATTAAAGAATGGCGGATATACAAAAAACACGCCAAGAAAATGGACTAAGGAAGAAATTGATTGGCTTCAAATGTTAATAAAAGAAAAATTTAGCAATAAACAAATAGCCGATTTTTTATACAGAAAACAAGTAAGCGTACAGATTAAAAGAAAAAGATTAAAAAAGTCAGACGGGGAAACCTACAACGAGGCTCACAGGGAGGATAAGTATTTGCACAATGAAATGTTTTTGAATGTTATAAAACCAAAGCTTGTTCTTGATTTGTTTAGCGGAGAATCTTTTTATGAGGGGAAAGTTTCTGAACTTTATACAAACGATATTGATTCAAAATATGTTACTTATTTTACTGAAAGAGCAGAAAAACTTGTACATAAGTTATATTATGAAAATTGGAAATTTGATTTAATTGATATTGATCCATTTGGAAGTGCTTACGATTGTTTTGATTGTTGTATAAAAATGGCTAAAAAAGGCATAATTATTACAATTGGCGAAATGGGGCATAAAAGATTTAAGCGACTAGACTTTGTTGAAAGACATTATGGAATAAAGAAAATGGAAGAATATACTTCGCAAAAAATAGTTGATAAGATAATTGAAATTGGCAAACGTAATAAAAAAATGTTAAAAGTTGTTTTTTTAAGAAATTACAAGAACATATCAAGAGTTTATTTTGAAGTTGAAAATTTAAAAATTACAGAACAATGGAATAATGAAAAAATACAACAGGATTTATTTGTATGAATTATAACACTAATAAATAAATGTATAAAGAAAATCTAATACGAAAATCTATAAATGAATGTTGTTTTTTAGATTTAAAAAAACCTTCACAAAAATATTTAAGATTTGATGCTTATGATAGCAATTATATAATCGAAATAAAAGCTAGGAAAAAATTTTACCAAAAACAAATTATTGAATTTAGTAAATTTTCTTTTAATTCTTGTTATGCAAAATTATATGCTAAAAAGTTTGTTTATGCGGTCTATATAAATAG